AGAATGTTGTCATCTTCCGCGTTGAACAGTTTGTCCACTATACCATTCAAGTTTGTGAAAATGTACCTTGGACTCGCCGCATCTTTGCCTCCCATCAAACGAGTACCAAACTGCCCGTGTGGATTCAGCAGATTGATATTGTTGGAACCCACAAAGTTTTGTGCCATATTGATGATTGTGGACATCAGACTTTGTTCGCCGTGATGGTAACATGTTTCCGAACTCACGTATCCAGACAATTGACTGACTTTGATTTCAGAGTTGCTGCTTCTTTTTCTGCATGCGTAAAGCACCTTTCGTTGGCTGGGCTTGAATCCGTCCATCAGATGAGGTATCGACCGTTCGTTATCTGAAATCGAGAACAGACGTAATTCGTTGTTGATGAAGTCCGTGTAATTGACCACCTGTTTTGTGTTTTCGACCGCCTCCGAAGCACACCCTTCTTGAATCCATTTCTTCCTGTTGTTCGCAAGGTCTTTCTTGAAAGCGAGCAGAATAGACTGCTCGTCCGTTTCCGAATTCATCTGAAACTTGACCATGTTGTTTTGAAAATCTCGAAAGTATTCCCTCGCCTCTTGTGCCGTGGAGGTACCCAATCCCTTGTAGTACTTGATGTTCCACAACGCCATGTTTTGGTTCGTCTTCCACTGGTCGTAAGAATGCTTGGTGTAAAAGCTGTGCTGATTATTTTTGTTACGTTTGTTAATAGCCTTGAGAATCGGGGTTTTCATAAAGGTGATGAAATTGTCCAGCTTCACCAGTGATGGCCAAAAGAAGTGGATAAAATTCACCAAGAGTCCCTTGATGTGTGAACCGTCCACATCCGCGTCCGTCAAAATCAGGATTCTACCATACCGCAAACTGATCAGATTCTCAGGTGTGTATTTCTTGTCCGATTGCAGTCCGACGATTTGTTTGATGTTATTGATTTCTTCATTACCCGCCAATTGTTTGGCGGACGCGTCACGAACATTCAGTAGCTTTCCCTTTAACGGAAAGACCCCGTAATAGTCGCGTCCTACCACACTCAATCCGCTGATGGCGAACGTCTTTGCAGAGTCTCCTTCCGTTAAAATTAACGTGCACTTGCTTGACTGTGCAGTACCCGCTTTATTCGCGTCCTCTAGTTTAGGAATGCCTTTGATTGTAGAAATCTTGCGACCATCCGTTTTGTTGAGTTCTCTCATCTCTTTGTGTTTAATCATGGACAACATGTCGTCCACAAATCCCAGTTTCATCACCTTCTTCACGAAGGTTTCAGATAGCTCAAATTTGCTCCCAAAATCTCGGTATCGCGACGTGCATTCTGTTTTGGTTTGTGAACTAAATGTCGGATTGACCAGCGTCGCTTTCACAAACACAAACAAATTGTCTTTGATTTGGTGCGGTTTGATTTTCAGAGTCTTGTGTTTTTGTGTGAGCAGTTCGGTGATTTTCTTGACCAGTTGGGAAGTAATGTATTCCACGTGTGCGCCACCCATACTCGTGTTAATTCCGTTTACAAAGGACACATGCTTGTACGAATCTGATGTGCTCACACAAACCTCCCATCGATTGTCTTCACTTTTCTCAAAGACTCTACTTTTTTCATTTTTGCTTCCGATATACAGGTCAATGTATTTCTCAAAGGATTTGTAACATAGTTGCTTTTTATTGTAAAAGATTTTGACGCGGTCAGGCGTGCACGCACACGCATCATATGCACGCTTTTCAAACAATTGGACAATGTCATTCTCGTTCAAAGATGCCATTTTGAACTTCTGCAAGTCCGGATAAAACGTGATACTGGTATATCCCTTATCTTTCGAGTATTTTGTAATCTTTGCCTTTCCCTTCTTGGTCATGTTATCAGTCCATTCTTGTCGGTATTTCAATTTGTTTTTGATACACGCGGTTTCGATAATAAATTTCTTGGAAAACACATTCGTGAGTTTTGCACCGTACCCATTTCTACCCCCTGTGACTCTGCTTTCGTCGTCGTTGTAGTTTGAGCTGGTTAGTAATTCGCCAAAAATCATTTCGGGTATATAAATATCCGACGATTCATGTTTTTCAACCGGCACTCCAGAACCTGTATTACATACTGTAATACTACCGGCATCTTGGTCGATTTCAATGTTTATCTTGTCAGTCAACGGATCGACAACACATTGGTCAATCGCATTCACCAGTATTTCGTCGTATATCTTATATAAGCCTGATATGTGAGTGCACATTTTTTCGGCAAAGGTAACTTTCTGTTCGTTCAATATCCATTGAGTCGAGATATCAAGACTCAATGTCCCGATGTAGGTATCCGGCCGAGCTAAGATGTGCTCAAGATGCGTGAATTTCTGATATTTAGCAGAGCTCATGGTTTCTTGTATTTTCAATAATGTGTTCTTTAAGTGAATTATTGTCTATGAAATCTGACAGATCCGAGTCATCTGACTCAGTGGTAGACCAGGTGTCACATGAATCAATGGTTATACTACTTACTTCGCTGTCTGACGTATTCAATTCTTCATATTGAATTGCGTTGATTTCGTCCATTGATTTTTTCCTGAGCCAGATGCTATTATTTTCATTGTGATACTCAAACCCGAGCACGGACCAAGCTTGTTTGTAGTCTCCTGAATTGCTCACATGGGTTAAAATGGATTCTTTGTCGACAATTGAATAATATTTGTCAAATTCATAAATGTCGTTGTTTTTGTTTATATAATAAATTTCGTAGCGCCCATGATCATCTTTTCCGACCTTTTCACCATACCAGGACACATTGCCTTCACCCAATATGTGTAACAAGTCTCCATTCTTTATTATCATGTTTCAATAAAATGAATACGCAATTTTTTAAATGATGTAACGTGCACTCAATGTATGAAAGAAAGTAATAATATCGCTTTCATTTTTACTAAAGTAATATTCTCTCCCTATGTTTTCTTGTTGTGTAAATTGTTCATCAAACATTGAAATAAATTGTTTTTCAACAACGTGTATATTTGATGGACAATAGAAACATTGATATAATATGCTATCACGAGGATAGGCTGGCATACGAGATTTTATTGACGTTGTTTTACCTATTTTAAATATATTCTCTTTCGTTTTTATGAACTCTCGTTCTTTTATTAGGTAAATCCAGCCTGGACATTTTGGTTCACAATTGAAACAGGGTGTCTGGATACAAGGTTTTATAATCTTCGAGGAAAAGCATGATTTAAACATAATATTATTGGATAATGTTATCTTTTAAATCACTTTTAAACGCCGGGTATTTCATTTTTTTTGCATTCCATTTCACATGATTCATATATATTACACTTGACGAATAAACATTATTAATTGTCTTGGAAATGAATAATGTAGTAAACATATATATGATGGATTATAATTATTCTTTATATATTTATTTTGGAAACCGTGTAACCAACTGACAGTTTTGGGTCAGGGTTTGCGTCGGTTTTTCGAATCGTAAAGTGTGCGTTTTTTGAAAATTCGTTATTTCCTATTTTTACACCCGCACCTCTGTATTCGATGTTGGAGGTTTCGGTTCCATTTTCGTCTTTCACAACCACGGTTTTATACAGCGAAGTTACTCTGTTTGAGCTCATTATATATGCATCTGCATTATTTTAATGTATCATATTAAACACATGTTCATTTCTTTTGAATCTTGATACCTAATGTGCGTTGTATTTTATCTTTTAGTTTTCCGTCCATAGATTGTTCGCCTCGTTCTATTTTATTATAATCATTTTCTTTCATGCCTAACATTTGCGCAAAGTCTTTCCTTGTCAAATTTTTGGCTAATCTTCCCCTTTCTAATTGTTGCCTAACACCTAAAGTTTCTGTTTTAATGACAGGAATTTCATCGTCTTCTAGTTGATTTTGCTTTTTAGTCTCGCTCGAAATATGAAAAGATTGTTTAGGTTTATTTGTGTTTTTTGTAAAATAAACAGTTTTGAAATCTTGGTGATTCATTGTTATAAAAAGAACACTTACTTTTAAGTAACTTAAAAATATAATGTATTTGTTTTAATATAATGAACACAATTGACTTTAAAAACCCTAAGATTCAAGAACAAATTTTGTCCTACTTCATGTTCACAGACAAGAACAAAATACCCATCGACCAATTCATGACAAAGCATACGAACGATTGTTACGAATTGGGCAAAACGATTCAAGAAATGATAAAAGAAAAACACATCAAATCACTATACATTGATAGAATCACACACGAAGTGTTGTATTCATAAGATTATCCAAATCCACTTCCACCTACTTGTTCATCTAATTTAGCATGAAAGTTATTCTCTAGTTGTTTAGCTGATAATAATTCAGTCGGCGGTTCATATTTAATGTTTTGTATAGCTCTGCCTTTAAGTTCAATTATAATTCCGACAAAATTCATGTAAATAGGAATATCCATATCTTTACCCGCAAGAACTTCAGCCGGTGGATTGTGTGGGTTAGGTGCCCATAAAAACTTATTATTTTTTATATCAAAAATACCCATTGAGGCCATTTGAAAAATCTCCCATAAACTTCCTAATCCTGGTAACTTCGCGTCCAATTCGTTGTTAAATTGTTCACGAGAGTCACGCAACATGGAAATATCTGGTATACTAACACCTTTATAATCAGCATAACCTTTAATTATAATATCGTACGTAAATTGTCTATCTCTATTTCTTATGTCTGAATCTGATGCAACATTTAACAATGCACCAAAGCCTTCCGGAACGTACTCTAAAAATTTTGCTGTCATTTTTTCAGGTGTTTCCAAGTTAACCGATACCAAATACATTCTGAATGGGCGTAAAATATCAATTGCCATTTGTCGATGCATGTCATTGAGAAACAGTTCTACCATTTCTTTATTCGATGCGTCGAATTTAACACAACCCTCCGTAGATGGACAGTCTCTATATCTTTCCCAAGATACACGTGTTGCTCCGTCCCAAATGCTCGGTCGATCTGTTACACTTGACTTATAATACAAATACTCGGTTGGGTCATCTTCCGAAATGCTGATTGTTGTGCCAGCGGGAACATCTTCATTCGGATAAAAAGTCCCGCCAGAACTAGTTGACCCAGCAACTGTATTCGTCGTGTATACGAAATATTCCGTTAATTGTGACGGATAAGGCACAAAACTTTCGGTTATCGTTCCGTCCGCCTTAATTGTGACTTCTGTTTCTTTCTTTTCATCTTCTTCCTTGAAGAAAAACCACCATATTGCAAATCCAATAAAAAATCCAACAAGTAAAAGGATAATCACAGCTGACATTTATAATAAATGTTAACATTTTAATTTTTAATCAACTTCTTCAATTTGAGGTCCATCGTTTGATTGGGTTTCTGGAATGGGTGAATCTGTGGTTTGCGCTTGATTACTCAATTCAGCTATCAAATCGTCTACGATTTTAATCTTGTCCTTGATTTCATCCAACTCTACCACGGTTGTGTCTGTTAACCACTCGTCTATTTCTTGGGTTGTTTTGTTCGTCTTACTTTTGAGTGCTTCGTCTTGTGTATTACTTGCTTGGGTGCGAACAAGATGTAGTTTGGTTTCCAGTTCGTTTTTGGCTTCGACGATATTTTTCTGTTTTTCGTCATCTTCTTTGAATTTTTCAGCATCTTCCACCATCTTTTCGATATCTTCCTTGCTCAAACGCCCCTTATCGTTCTGAATTTTGATGTTCTTCGCGTTTCCACTGCTTTTTTCCACAGCGGATACCGATAGAATTCCGTTCGCGTCGATATCGAACGACACTTCGATTTGCGGAATACCACGTGGTGCTGGCGGAATGCCTTCCAGCTGAAACTCTCCCAACTTATTGTTGTCCCGGGTAAATTGACGTTCACCCTCAAAAACTTGTATAGTCACTCCGGGTTGATTATCGGAGTTGGTGCTAAATGTTTTCGTACGTTTGATTGGAATGGTCGAATTTCGTTCGACAATTGGTGTCATGATTCCACCGGCGGTTTCCAAACCCATACTCAATGGAGTGACATCCAATAGTAACAAATCGTTCAGTTTTTCGTGTTGACCAGTTAGAATTGCCGCCTGCACCGCCGCTCCATAAGCCACACATTCGTCCGGATTGATGCTTTTACAGAGTTCCTTTCCGTTGAAATACTCGGACAGAAGCTTCTGAATTTTTGGAATGCGTGTTGAACCGCCAACCAATACAATCTCATCGATTTTATCCTTTGACAATTTCGCGTCCTTGAGCGCTCGATCAACGGGGGCTATACACCTTGAAATCAAAGAAGAGCAAATCTCTTCGAATCGCGCTCGACTAAGATTCATGTTAAAGTCAATTCCTTCGTGTAACGAATCGACTTCGATAGTTGCAGAAGCGCTTGACGAAAGCGTGCGTTTTGCCAGTTCACACGCCGTCTTGAGTCGACGCAACGCGCGCTTGTTTTCATCCAAACCGGGACTTCCTTTGTTTTTTCGGTTAAATTCCTTGACACAAAAGGTAACCATTTCATTGTCGAAATCTTCACCTCCCAAATGGGTATCTCCTGCGGTTGATTTTACCTCGAAAACACCGTCATCGATGCTTACAAGCGTAACGTCATGTGTGCCACCTCCACAATCAAAGACCAATACATTGCTTTCTCCCTTTTCTTGTTTATTCAAACCGTACGAAATGGCAGCCGCGGTGGGTTCGTTAATGATGCGCAACACGTTCAAACCAGCAATGACACCGGCGTCCTTCGTTGCTTGTCTCTGTGCGTCGTTGAAGTAGGCAGGTACGGTAATCACAGCGTCGGTAACTGATTTTCCAATGTACGTTTCGGCGATTTCTTTCATTTTGACAAGAATCATGGACGAAATTTCTTCAGGCGTAAACGACTTCAATTCGTTCATATACGAAGCATAAATAGTTGGTTTGTTATTTTCGTCCGGTTTCACATCATATGACAAGTGTTGTAATTCTTTCTGAACACCATCATCAGACATGGAACGTCCAATCAATCGCTTGGCGTCATAAATTGTGTTTTTGAAGTTTTTTGAAACCTGATTCTTCGCGCCATCGCCGATAAGTCGCTCACTTTCCGTGAAAGCAACAAACGATGGAGTGGTTCTGTTTCCACATTCGTTTGCGATAATCTCCACTCTATCGTTTTGCCAGATTCCCACAGCAGAGTATGTAGTTCCAAGATCAATACCAATAGCAACCATTTTTTCGTTATACAGTTCTTAGATTATCTTCTTTTTAATAGACTTAACATATTTCGTCAATCAATTCGTGTTTTAAACATTCGTCTGCATTCATGTATCTTTCTTTGACAATAATGGTCGATATTGCTTTCGAATCCATATTACTTTTTGCTTTGTAAATACGTTTGATAATCTTCATCAAATTTTTTGAATTCTTGTATTCGTCTTTGAGTTCATCGTGTTTCCCCCAAAACTCTCCACGGACTTGATGAATCAAGAAGTGTGCATTTTTTTGCATTCTCCTTGTTTTTCCTCCTAAAAATAAGAGCGTGGCCGCACTCGCCACAAATCCATCCACAATCGTAACAACAGGTACCTTATTATTCTCGATAGAGTTCATACCCGATAGTCCACTAAACACATCCCCTCCGTAACTCTGGATATGTAAGTAAATCTTTGGAAGTTTGGATAATGAGTACTCGTTTTTAAGATTGACAAGAAACGAAGACAATTTGTCCAGTGTCGAAGTGAGTTTCAAAATACTTTTCTCATTAATGTCTTCGTAGAAATAGATTCGATTTTTCACCACATGAATATTCGTATCATCCTCGTTGATGTCACTGTTCACAGATTCTTCCATTTGCAATAAATTCATGTTTGTTCTTATTTAATTTCTGTCTGATTCTTTAAGTTGATTTTTTTGAACTCTTCTTCTTCATTCGTTTCAGGCATTGGGTTACCTTGATGCCCCGCTTTTGTAAAATACATTCCGTACACTTTTCTGCGACCAGATCGTACATATTCGTGTCCTGTAACAACTCAATATTATTGTTGCATGTTTCCATGAATCCTTCTTTAATGAGATCTTTATTTATGGACTCCTTTGATTCCCTTGTTTTGACTACAATATTTCCAAATTCCCCCGCATTTACAAAATCTACTTTTGTATTCAACAAATTGTCTAAAATATTCTGTTGTAGTTCATTGAACTCCTTTTTGATGGTTTTCATTTCTTCTTTCTTTTGCTTAATCAAATCATCCATTTGGCAATATTTTGTAATCTCATTTGAAATCTCGTTATTTTTAATCGCAGTCATTATATAAATACAATATAAACACATCTTTAAGTAACTTTATTTAATGTGTAACACGAAACTCCGTTTGAATCACATATGTGCTTTAGTTTTGGAAAGTTGCTGTTTAATATAGACTTTTTATGTCCGATAATTTCGTCTAATTTGGGTATATGCGAATTTGGAGTGATATATGTAATTAAATCCGAATTGATATCGTATTCAATAAACACCATTGGTAATGTAAGCAATTTGGAATAGAAATTATGCGAGTGTGTGTCTTTCGGAGTCTCTGTATTTGCACATCTATCCCCCAAACATTTCAGCTGGTGTATATTCAAGTCGAATTTCGTATTGAATAACGTGTCGCATTTTTGACACACCCAGGTGTTACATTTATATTTTCTATTCAAATGATAACTTAATGCCTGGTCACTGGATAAGGTTTTACCACATCTTGGGCAAATTGGCATTTTTTTAACATTCCTTATAAAAAAATTAAAAGTAAAAATAAAAAAAACTAGTAATAAATTAACAAAAAAATAATAATTAAATCAGTGTCCCTGAAACGTCCCTGAAACGTCCCTGAAACGTTATTTAAAGTTTTGAATATTTTGTTCGAACACGAAGTTTTCATGCCGATTTGCCCTAGATGTGGTAAAATTTTATGCAATGATCAAGCGTTGCGTTATCATTTAAACAAAAAAGTTCCATGTAACAGTTTAAAATGTAGTCTGTGTAACAAAGTGCATTCCAGTAAATTTGACTTGTTCATTTGTGAGAAGGAATGTACACGAAAAAATGCATTGAAAGCACCGAGTCATGAAAAGAGCCCGCCAAATGCGAAGCGAACACAAACGAGTCCAGACTTTTTAAAAATAACTCACGAAAAGAGTCCGCCGAACGCGAAACGAACACAAACGAGTCCACAAAATCTTGAAAGTATTCAATCAAAAGAAAACGTTACATTGAAAAACAAATTTCGACTTTATAACCTCAAATCGTTTATGGAAACCATAAACATACACGATGAGAATTGTATAGTACAAAAATCATCATTGCATGACAAATTTTTACATGATTTTTACATGATTTCAGTACCAAATCATGTCCGTAACGATTAATCAAACAGTTATGTATTGGGGCTTTACAAGCAATGCATAAATAATATATTATACCATTCTGTATGTTTCCACAAAATTTAGCATATTAATTTCTATTAAGAGGTAGAATTTCATTGTAAATAGAATGGAAGACGAATTCTTTCAAGAGTTTTTCAATAAGGATAAGGAAATTGGTTCCTTAAAAGAACAATTGTTCCAACTTCAAAATTCGAATGACGTAATGAGGAAAACCATCAATAATCTCATTAACATGAAATGCAAAAGGGGTGAGAGCTCTTATTTACTGAACATCGCATTGGATACATCTTTAAGACAACACACACAAAATATTGATATTTTTGAATATATCAAAGACAATGAATCTATTATTGAAACAATATCAACTTATATATTAGATTTACTGATAGGCATTGATAAAACAAAAACACCTTGTTGCGTTTTAGATAATAATTATATTTTGTATAAAAGCGACCAAATCGATTCGTATATTGTTTGTACTCTCGACGAATTTAGTGAAAAAGTGTACGAGTGCGTTTCAAGTTATATCACAAACCGAATTCAAAATGAAATCGATGATGATACAAATGACAAAATTATAAACATAATAAATAACATTCTGAATAAAAAACAGTTCTACAAATCAATGAGAATAATCATGAAAAAATATAAATCTTCTTAACATTCTTTCTAATTATAATCCGCGTATATTATATACATGGGACTTTGTTCTGGATTAACAAATAAAGGTCTTCAATGTAAGCGAAAAGGTTTATTTATTGATTATAATACAAAACCTCAAGGTTTGGCGTATTGCCATCAACATGTACCGAAATGTATGGAGTTATGTGTTATTTGTATGATGCCTTTGTACGATAAAACGATTACTCAATGTAATCATGTATTTCATAAAAGATGTTTACAAAAATGGTTAAAGATAAAAAAAAGTTGTCCTATTTGCAGAACCGCAATCCATCGACCAATACCGTTTGGTGGAATCATTAGTAAAATTAATGTAGATGGTATTGATTTCGCTTGTGCGTGCGATATCGCGTTACAATGCGACTCCATAGAAAACTTTGTATCACGTTTGGAAGAAATTTTACATTTAGACATGAACACTTTTGAAATTACAGGTAACAATTGAGTTGGCAGTCGATTATTGTTTATGTTTCAATCTGATAATCTGTAGTGTACATATGGATAAAATAATTGTAATCGTGGTAAACAATATACTCGCAAATAATACGTAAGGCCATATTTGTTTTCCCATGTATCTTACAAGAGGATCAATTACGTTTGTTTTTATTTTTTCTTGATTATCGTCTTTGTTAATCGTGTCTATACATGCACATGTGAAACTTGATACAACATTTCCATCAATGTTTGACATTTGCTCACCCAAAACACACAAAATTTGTGACATTGTATTGCTCATTTTTATATTATTTCGAAATTATAAAACTATTTCAAACAAGATAAGAAAAATCTTATATAAGAATATATAAGTTGTTTCATTATGAATAACATTAATGAATTGTTTTTTATACACATTCCTAAAACCGGGGGTAGGAGTATAGCGAAAGTAGGTCAGAATAACGGTTTAGAATGGGGATTTTTTTACTGGAACAAGCATGGTATCAAACTTTGGCATGTACCGTATATAATGTTTAGATATCCTGTTAGTCCTTCTAATTGTTTTGCGGTTGTTAGGAATCCATATGATAGAATCGTTAGCGCGTACAATTTCAAATACAAAGGGTGTAAATCTATGGTACACTTTCAACAGTGGGTTACGTCCAAGTTATTGAATTTGCGCATATCATTGAATGATATTCATATGCATGTAAATAAATATAAACATAACCTAGATGTTCATCTATTACCGCAATATTTGTTTACACATAGTGAAAGTCATAAATCTGTCGTTGATAATATTTTGAGATTTGAGACTCTGAATGATGATTTTAAAAAATTGATGCAGAAGTACAATTCAGATATTGAATTGAACATTCATATAGGGAAATCTTCAATCACAGACAATGCGTGTACAATTGATTGGTTATCACCAGATAATATATTATTGATTAATGAATTGTACGATAAAGACTTCGAATATTTTGAGTACATGAAAAAAAATATCCATAATTATTAAAATGAGTAATTCAAACTTTATTAATTCCACATTCATTTTGGTGTTATTGTTTTTTATCTTACTATTCCCATATGTGTTGAAAATCCGTAAAAAGGAATCGTCGTTGATTGTTCAAAAGCAAGTCACCACGAACAAGGAATATAAAATCAGTATCCAAGAGTTTGCCATTTTAATGAATAACATATGTGAATTTCTATACAAGAATAAAATGGGTAAACCCTATACGTTGTTGGAATTGGATAAAGGGTATGTGGTTGTGTACACACTCACCCCAGGATCGCCACATGTTCCTCAAATAAAAGGTGTTTTAAATGACGTTAACAAAACAGTCAAAGTATTTCACAGTAATCTCAAACCCACGTCTTTTGTGGAGATAAATGGTACATACACAATGTCGAATGAAGAATTGTTGAAAAGCGATATCAGTGATTTACCATCCTTGCATTTATTTTTCTAAATAATATTTTAAAACAATAAACAGATATATTCATAATGAGCAAAAATATTATTATAGCACATAAACATCTGTTGGAGGACTTCAAACCCTTAAAACCTGCAAAGTATAGTACCATTAAAATCAACGATTACATTCGATATTTCAATGATAACGAGCTGAAATACGGAGGTTTTGTAAAATTCATTAACATGGAAAAAAATTACGTTGTTCTCATCAATTACAATAAAAACTTTTCATGGTCGGTTCAGCTTAATGACCCAAAAATTAAAATGTACATACGTACGAAAGCTTCTGTAGACGCGAAGAAAAAGGAAATGATTAAAATATACAAACAATTTAAGGAAGGTAAGCTTAAACCTTGTAAAGCCAAATGAATGTAAAAGACATGATTCACGACACCTATTTAGTCGTACTGGATTACAATTATCATCGATTGTTTAGGGATTATCACGATGATATACAATTCGATGTGTAAAAAAATTGTTTAAAGTTCAATACTTTTGAATCCCGACGAACTTTTAGTTTGATGGTGAAAATGTGTATAATTTGTACAACAATTGGGTAAAATATCCTTCATTGTCAAATGCTTCTGTTCTAAAAACAATTTAAAATACACAGAAATCGGTACCATAAACTTTGTTTTATACTGTTCCTCCATACATATCCATGACCAATTTTCGTAACACAAGATGACATACTTGTACATTTTGGTCTGAAGAATATTGTTATTGTATTCAAATCCATCTATCAATTTCGCCAGTGTGTTCATTTGTTTCAGTACACACATACGATTTGACTGTATGTACGTGTTATAAAAGGCTTGTACCTTTGAATACAATAACAAATATGTTTTTTTGTTTACGGTTTGCAAATCTATCAAAGTGTTTTTATCCGACAGATTCAAATAGCCTTTCGTCAGTAAAATATGAAACACGTTTTCGTATGATGCCATCTTGGATATTTGATACTTTATTTACTTTAAGTTAATTTTTCCAACGATTTTTACAATTCATACAAGTGATGAAATTCGTCATAGGCTCGTCGCTGCTTCTTAATTGAATCGAGTAGTACGTTGTCTTTTTACTCTTACATTTCGGACACTTGAACAAGCCTTCCTCGATTTCTGTTTCCAAAACCACCAGTTTCGAACTGACAGTTTGGTATCGATTATCGGAAAGGTCGCATATTTTTGTTGATAATTTTTGTTCAATAATGTAATCAAGTAACGATGGGTCACTTTTCAAATACTGTTCAACCTCGATGTATTTAGACACGTACAAGTGTTTAAATAAAAAGTTGTCCCAATCCACTTGAATATTATGTTTGGTACAATAGTCAATGATATAGTTATAAATACATATCTCTATGTTTATCGCTGTGTTGTTTGGAATACTTGGAAAATGACTTTTTAAATTATTTAAAATTACGTCCCTCATTAATATTACATTCATGTATTTCTTTAACAAAGTTAATTTTAGTGACAACATGTACCAGATTCGCAGAAAGGATGACGATTTTCACGCCGAGGTTACCTGTTCGTTGCATTCTGATATATACTGTGAAAATAACAAATTTTATATTGACTTGTTATTCGAAAAAAATAAATTTGTTACAGAAATAAGAAGTCTTGAAAATGAAATTGAAAACAAACTGAATTGTTCATTGAACAACAAATTGAATGAAAACGATTTATTGAGACGTGTGAAAATTCCTTACAAATACAATCGAGTGGGGATACATGTATTCGATAGACATGGTAGCAAACTTACGTCGCACCAGCTTGTTACACATACGCAGTGTAGGATACATTTATTAGCGAGTTACGTGTATGTACATAAAAGCACAGGCGGAATTGTGTGGTCAATTCAAAAAGTAGTGGTTCTATAAAAGTTAAAGACAAGCTTATTTCATCTGTATAATGTGGGCACATAAGCATAAATGTTCAATTCTTAATCAGCATGTTGAAAACATAAAAAAACTTTGGAATATGAACATATTGATTTATGGTTTACCGGGTTCTGGTAAAAAACAAACTATTCAACAAATTATTCAATCATTTTGTAAGTGTTTTAAACCGCAATTTACATACAAACCTTTCGATATATATTGCGATACATCAAACAAGAAAGTTTTCCAGGAACTGTTTTTTAGACAGAATGAACATATATACGAGTTTTATTTGCAATCAAGTAATATGGACAGACTCATCATTCGTGACATAATTGGTGGTTTCTCAAACAAATATTATATATGTAACGAGGTGCCTATCAATAAAATTATAATTTTGTATAACATTGAAAGCTTGAGTGAAGAAGCGTCCGTTATTCTTAATGTTATTTTATCACGAAATATTAGAACCTGTAGATTCGTCTTGGTTACAAATAAACTACATTGCATATCACCGAAACTTCGAAGTGCATGTGCGCCATATAAGATAACACGTCCACAACAATGCGAGATGGTCGCTATGTTACAAGATGTATGTCAAAAAGAGAATGTGTGTATGTCACCTGATAATCTCAGAGAGATTTGTATCAGGAATGATTGTAATATTTACGAATGTATTACGGATATTCAATTTAGTGAATTAAAGATTCAAAAGTCTCGGCATATCGTATTCGAACGAATCATTGATAACATAACAAAAAATGCGGCCATCAGTTCGTTACGTACCGATATTTATCTGTTGCTCATTAATAATATAGCATCTAATATAATCATACAAACAATATGTTTTGATTTGTTGAAATCTAAAGTTTTTGATATAACAACGATTCAACATATACTACATATATCTTGTATATACGAATGTAGAACTTACACGGAAGAAAGGGCGTTGTATCACATCGAAGCATATGTATACAAACTCCTTGTGTTGTTACATGAGAATACCGTTCAATATAGTTGGTGTAAAACGATATAATTATTTGTTGATGTAAAAGATGAAATGACTTAATATGATATCATTAAGCACAGAGGTGGTCGTTTCAGTCGTGTTTGATTTTAGACGAATCAATGCGAGTATCATTATGTATACATAAACATGTTTCGTATACTGTTTGTCGATAATATTACTGTAAATTCCGTTCAATAATATTAACGTCACCAATGGAACTGTAACATTTATAGCTGTATTGTAATTCGGATTAATGATATTTTGTAAGGTTCTTACAGAGAACATGTACGTGAGCATTATGAATATTTTTTCAATCACATCTGCGTTCACCTTATCGTGTGATAACAAATAATAAATAGGCAATATAAGAAAAAGGAGAGGTATGAAAGGCGATAATTCAAAATCACCTATACTGTTTCTTAGTAAATCACATCGGTCTACGGTCCCCTTTTTCACAATCTTTCGTTGCTGATTGTGAAACATGAATATGGCTATTAACAAAACAATATGTATCGCATTAATTTTACTCATTATATAATAAAAAAGATTATAATTTGTTCGAATGTAAACTAAATTAAAGAATACACTTCTTCTACTATTAGTACAAAAAGAAAATGGCACCCGCAAAGAAATCCACAAAAACTACAACCAAGTCTACCACCACCAAGACTGTAGCTCCTGTGCCTGCAAAGGTTGAAGAAGCGCCCGCTAAAGTCGAAGAGCCTCAAGTTGTTGAAACCAAGCTGTCTAAGAGGGAAGAGACGAACAATGAATTCGTCAATATACTTGACGAGCTTGAAACAATGAAGAAGCAAATTACAAAGATTATGTCAACTGTGAAGGTTCTTCAAAAGAACTCCGCAAAGAAGAATCGTAATCAGAATATTAAGAGTGGTTTTGTGAAACCGGTTGCCATTTCCAAGGAAATGGGTGTATTCATGGGAACCAAGGATAATGAGCTTGTGCCACGTAACGTTGTGAACAAGACTATTAATGAATATATCAAGAATCATAATCTTCAAGTCCCTACAGATAAACAAACCTTCGTGTTAGACGATACACTTGCTTCGCTTTTCAATCTGAAAACCGGAGATGTTGTTCATTACTTCAAGATGCAAACCCATTTGAAGAACCATTACCCTAAGGCCGTTGAAGTGTAAAGATTCATTCATAATCGCTCTTTTAATTCTTTTAATTCATTTGTAAGCCCTCTTTTCACATTTTTGATGTACTCGACTCGCGATGTATTTCGATTATTGCGCATGAACATGATTATAATTTCTTTAAAAATTTGAATATTCATTTTGTGTATTTCTTTTTTCATTTTTTTTATTTTTCGTTTTATGTTATTCTCGTGTCTAATCTGACTTTGTTTTCGTCGATTCTTGTATATTGAAATAACTTTCATATCATATGCGTCATTTGTATCATTGCAGCATATCATGTTTATTATACATATATATATAATATACGTATAATAAAATTATGACTGGTCTGTTATTGATAATAAGGGTTTATGGTTCATTCACTTGTAGAATTAATGTATTGTTGCGATTTACGTTTTTGTAAAAGTTTGTAATCCAAGGTTTCAAGTTGATTTTGAACGACGTTTTGTGTAGAGAATCAATTACAAAGTAACAATATCGTTTTTGTGTGAATGATTTTTCCTTACGAATACAAAACCAATGATTGCCATCCCCTAATATGTATCCTATTAGTTTCTTGGTGTTTCTCAAATTGATCACCTTAGATGATGTTAAATGAATCACATTGAAATTATGATTCATCAAAAAATTAATCAATACACTGGTGTCATAATATCCGGATGGATTGACCAGTTCATTTAATTTAATGTCATACAATTGAGAAAGCACCTTGGATACATTGTTTAAAGCTTCACATGTGGCAAAGTTTTTCTTTTGTAATAAATTATTAATAGCGTGTTTACCACATTTCAATTTTTGTTGTGTTTCGACCACTTTCGGTACCTTTTTGCACACTGAAACATTGTTCATGTTATATAAAAACAAAATTTTTAATCTTTCTAATTTAAAGGTTATTTCAAATAAATAAACCATGGAAGATCCGTATCGTATTTTGGGTGTTCATAGAAACGCAACCGACGAAGAAGTGAAAAAAGCGTGGAGAACAAAAGCGATGAAAAGTCATCCTGATAAAGGCGGTTCTGAAGACGAATTTAAGCGAATCAATAACGCTTACGAACATATACAAAAAGGGGCTAGTCATGATGAACAATTCCCATTCGATATGTTCACACAACAGATGCATCAAATGTTCACAGGTCAAGGTCAAGCCTTTTTTCATATGCCGGGGGGCGCTTTTTTTAGAAAACAAAACATGGTTCGCATGATGGACGTCAAACTCGACCTGTCTGCATTTTTTCAAGGTAAAAATTTACAGATTAATATAAACAACAAATCGATTATTGTAAATATCCCCTCCATGACACCGATCAATTCGGTAATTGATGTTCCAGGAACGAACATACAATTACGTCTGAAACCAAAGAAACACAGTATGTTCGAATTGGACATGTATCATAATTTGGTTTTAAACGAATCGATATCCCTTTATGAAGCCTTGACAGGATTTTGTAAGAAAATCAAATTACCGAGTCAAAAATCGATTGTTGTAAAAACCCAAAATTGTATAAAAACGAACGAAGCCTTTATCGTGCGCGATTGTGGTATGCCAAACAACAATAATGGAATGACACATTTGATTGTAAATTTAAGCGTAATATTACCCCACAATGTAAATTTCCAGAAGGATATTCCCTATTTGAAACAGATGTTAAATGTAAATGTACCGCCTTGTGTGTTGAATGAAACCGATAAGATTATTATGTTAACGGAATCAATTTAACATATTTAAAGTTTCTATGTGTATTTAGTTTAATGTTCAATGTCACTATTTCCTCGTTTTCGGAACTTGATTGGATATCCCAATTACCTCAAGATACATTTAATATTATGAAATACACGCTCGACCCCGAATTGCCTGAATCAGAGTACAATATCCCTTCGACAAAGGGATTTGAAGCAACTGTTTTTTTAAAAAGCATAATCGACAATTATGAAAAATTGACGGACAACAATGTTTTTATTCATGGATGTGAATATTCCGATTATCATGATGGTAGTATTGTTGACCTTATTCAAAACAATGTTTACACCAGTACAGGATATAATAACATAAACAACAAATACTTGAAATCCGTATACAATAGGCATTTCGATTATTTCATTCCAGAATTTTACAACAAAACCCTTTTGAAGTATATTGGTAGTCATGTACCGTTTGAGAATTGGCATAATAATGCTAAAGGATATTCTCAGTTTGTTGTTTCGAAAGAGAGAATATTGAGCAAACCAAAGCAATTGTACATTGATTTGTACGAATGGATACAAAGTTCGGACTATGGAGAGCGAATTAGTGAACCCGATATCGAAGCGAAATTCTTGGAATGGTCATGGACCATCATTTTTGATAAACCTTTATTGTATCAAGAAAAGTATTGCGAGTTCATTTCCATAAGAGGACTTGCCGGTTCTTGTGACGTCAAACCAAATCGCGATATCCTCTCGGATCAACCTAATTTTGAATTATCCGATTATGGTAACATTAACGATTATGATACGGTTTTTGTTCCTACACTTGATTTAAATCGATTTCTGGACGAAGTGTTTTATGTCGTAAACAAAAAAATTATTCTTGTCACTGGATGTTGTGTGAAATCGGTTCCCGTGGAAATTTGCAAAATACAAAACATAGACCGACGTAAGTTACTGAATTCACCCAACTTGATTCACTGGTACACGCAAAATTGCGATAAGCCAAGTAAAAAGGTGTCCCCTGTACCATTAGGTATCGATTACCACACACTCAACAGAGGCGACCATAAGTGGGGTGTACAACAATCTCCTCTCCGACAGGAAAAGGAATTAAAGTCCTTAATTTCAACCGAGACCAAGTCGTTTAACCTTTATTCAAACTTTCAGTTTGTGAAAGATCGTTACAATGACCGAAACGCGTGTATATCTTTTCTAAAAAGTAATCCCGATATGGAAAATATAACCGTATTCGAGAAAACATATACATCACGGACACACGCTTGGGAAGAACAGACAAAAGCGGCGTTTTGTTTGTCACCCTTGGGTATGGGATTGGATTGCCATCGCACATGGGAAGCGTTGGTATTGAATTGTGTTCCTATTACACGTAAATCAACCCTTTGTGAAATGCTAGACTTATTTGGTGTGGTTCAGGTTTCAGAGTGGAACGAACTTACCAAAGATTTTATTTCGGAACGCTATCTAGATACCTCAAACGAAGATGTTCGATACAAACTTACTTTGAAATACTGGACTCAACACATTAACATGAAAAAAAATCAATTATAAACATATTTCTCTAAAATATAATTTTGAACAGCTTGTGCCCCTTGTATGATTAATAGTTTTTTCTCACATTCTTCTAACTTAAATTTCAAAGGTTTGACAAACGATACATCAATATTTATGCATGCTATATTCGGAATTTCCTCTTTTTTATTTACATGTGCGACTAACATTTGAATAATGCTTAATAGATATTCGGAAAGTTTTTTATCGGGTTGTATAACATCGTCCATTAAATCAAACGCAATTCCGTTAGAATTCGGTTCGGATGAAAATAAACGCGTGTCTAAGTTTTTCAAAAGACCACCATCTATAAACAAATTATTTTTGTATTTTACAGGCTTGAATACAACAGGAATACATGAACTTATTTGAACACCTTTTGCCACTGGCATATCCGGTGTTAAAATATGATCCATATAAATAATTTGTGAACTAGATAAATTTGTTCCTATGATTTTCAAATGTTTATTCGTCATTTGAAAAAGTTCTTTGAATGTGATGTTTTTTATATTCAATTTTTTATAAAGAGCCGATTCTACAAACTTTTCCAGATATTCTCCTTTGTAAAATCCAAATTTCTTAATTAAACGTATTACATTAAACGTAAAAAATCCATCTTTGAATTTTTCCCATTTGGTATTGAATAAAATGTCACGCATCTCCGATGTAGAGTGATTACTTGCAATTAGTGCCGCAACAATTGACCCAGCGCTTGTGCCACCCACATACTTGATGTGACGTTTTAAGTCTATCATGTTATTTTCCTCCATTTCTTTTAATGCTCCTACGTAACATAGCCCTTTAATTCCACCGCCTTCAAATATCAACGTATTTATTCGCATATACTATTTACTCAATACTTTTTTGCAAGAACAATAAAAACTTTGTTAAGTATTCTTTTTCAAACTCATCGTCAAAAAAATTGGTACCATTTTGGTCCATAAAAGCAGAAATCGTATTTTCTGATTTCAATGTGTCGTGTATCATTTCCTTGTAGTCCTCAAATTGTTGTTTAAGATGGTCCTTTTGTTTTGATATTTGTATTTGTTTGGACGCCATTAGGTCGAGTTTATCAACAAGCATTTTGTTTAGATTGTTTAGTTTTTGAACTTCAATTTGGTCTTTATATAATTTGCTCTCAATTAGTCCCATTGTATATATATTATACACATTTATAATAATTATTGTTAGAATGGACAAATTAAAGAATATAACCATATATTGTATAATATGATTTGTTTAATCTGCCATGAAGCGTTCAAACGTGGCGATTTCGTTTGGCAATTTCATTGTAAATATTATTGTAAGGTTCACTTTCATTGTTTATGTCCAGAGTCTGTATTGCCGTGTAATGTATGTAGAGGTGATATGTTCAAATTAAGAGGAAAAGCTTATGTATTTGAATAATATTCTGACATATTATATATGACACCAAATAATAATTCTAGGAATTTAGTGTTTTTAAGTATATTTATTGCAAATGCACCACTTCAACAATTGATAAATTTTATTGATAAAGAGTGGAGAGAAATTTCGCACAATAATTTTGTAAAAAAAGAAAACACTACAATACCCTATCAACTGAAAAAAATTTTTTTAAACAGAATAACAAAAGATAAAAATACAAAAACCGAGTTCCTCTCGATCATCAACAATAAACTGAATAAAAATAAACATCAATACAATAATGGTTTTGGGTTAGTGTTTGTGTTAACTCGATATTGGTTACCAAACAAAAGCAACATGTCGGGTACCTTATGGAACATGGTAGCCAAGGCGTCACAAAACAGAACCAATAGAAACAAAAACTTAAAAGAAGTCCAGAATTATAATATAACATCTCACGGTACATTTAATCCAAAAACTCAACAATCTTATAACACGATGATGACTTATTATAATCAATTACCAGATAAACCCATGATAAATTCACACGTGGATATTACAAACAAAGTTATTAAGCGAATAAAAAATTATATGGAAAAGCATAATTCTAAAACACTAGAAGGAAGATTAAATGTCATATATGCCACTTTTGAAATCGCGCGATTAATCGTGCATGTTGATGATAATATCTGGGAAAATTATGCTTATGATGAAGAGTTTGGTTTCAACAATGAACAACAAATTCAAATCGGAAACCTTTTGAATGAAAGTACTGAACCAAATAACGCAAAAAAGGAAATAAACAAATTCTTTAAATCAAATAATTATTACTATGGATTGAATTGGTCGAGTAATGGACGAACCAAAACTATATCTGGTAATAAATTAAATCATTTGTCTGTAGAGATGAGTCCTGGTAGATGGCTCTTAACTCCGATATATTCTTGTACAAAGGTACAAAGGTATTATTTACCGGGCGTTGGATTTGCTGTAGGTAAGTATACCGGAACGTGTATCGACGAAATGTTATACACCTATGTCATAGCAGGAGGTATTCCTTATGTGTCGGGAAGTCATTTCAACATTAACCGTAACAAGAAAAACCACAACACTCAATCCGATATATATAATTTTATCTTTATGATTTTTGCCGCCGCGTTTAGACATTTTCATGTAACACGTGGAACAAACAATAAAAATTTGACAGTACATAAAGCAATTGTATTGAAAATGGTATTGGAATCCTTATTGAAAAAAGTGAGTACAAATAACAAACGTGCAGAACTTCGCGCTCTTATATTTCTCCGAAAAAGAGGTTCTCCTATTAAATTAAAACAATCTTCACGTCAACAATTTAGTACAATTATGAAAAAAAACCCATACTTAGTATCAAGAAGCGGACTACCTAAATTTTAACCTATTTTTTTTATATTTTATTATTTTAATAAAGAGTTTGTAAAACTCGGAACATGTCCAGCCGTACATTAAGATCGCATGGAAACCAAAAGATACCCATAAACTATCTCACTAAACAATTCAATGAAATAATATCAAGTACGTTTCATCCTGGTACTAAAACTCCGTTACCAAAAACGCCCAGAGCTCCGCGTACACAAGGAATACGTTCAAAACCTGGTAACATTCATCTCAAGCGATTAAAAGCCATAGTAAAAGAAATAAAAATAAAAAACGAGATAAACACCGAAAAGTTTTTCGAAGAATTTGCACATTTCATCTGTAAAAATAAGCCTACAAACCTATCTTGTAAAGACAACGTTAAAAGTGAACTAAAACAACGAATCAAATTTTTCGATACAGACACTGAAACCAAACAAAACGAATTTGTTCTTATTGACAATAAAAGAAATATTGAAAACATAGAAAAGTACGCATGTCTTACTTTTTTTCAATATTTAGACATTCGGCATGATGCAAAACACAGTTTAGGTCTTTTGAGTACATATATTACTTTTCTTAACAGCACAAAAGACTACCTTGCTAGCGGAACAACAATAGACACTGTAAAAGAATACACACTTGATATTTACTATCATAAAAAAGTCCCATCAACTATTTATGGCACCATGTTCAGACAAATGCTTCTAGAGACCACAGATATGATAAAAGTAAAAGGAACGGGTTCTAAAAAACAGAAAACCGAACAAACAATACTTGTCCAACGTATGAACGAGCGCGCAGTCTTCTTGAGTGTTCTAAAAGTGGTGTTAGGGTTCTATACAAACTTTAAAGTAATGAAAAAGGATTCAAACATCATACCAAAGGGACGTATAAACGCAAATCCAAATTCAAAAGACGGCATCGTATCGCTAGATATGACCAACAAATGTTTGATTCAACAATTCACGGCAAATTATTCGAAATACATTCATTTGTCTAATCTTGGAGACTTTGGCATAAGGTTTTTACCTGATATAGACATTCAGTATATCTTAAAAAAAGTGTTACGTCAATACGGAGATTACAGTAATACCAAATTTTTAAATGCACATACAAATGGGACAAATAATAAAAGGGTCACACCGAACAACGTGTATTTCGATACACAACCTTTGAGACTAGTTATGGGGGAATATTTAACAGTTGAAGTGGTTAACAATCTTGGCAAAACGCCAACGAATAAAAGAAATCCGGTTAAACAATTCGGAGACTTTTTCAGGTCCAAGATTAATCCTCAATTGAATATGTCTGTTCATAACAAACCGGTCAAAACATTGAAATTTCAAACAGCAGAACAAACCAAACAATGTACTACATACGAATGCTATTTACAAAAGCAACTGGGAGATTTCATGCAAGCAGCGAATGCCATTTCTAAAGGCGTGGTCTTTGCGTCAGGAGACTCGCTCGCATGTCTTGGTTACCTAATCGCTTACACATTCAAAATCGGTAACAATCGAAACACGAATTTGAATAAACCCGAAATGAAGTTTATGTGGGAAGATGTGACAAATCAACAAATTGTGTACGGAACTTCAAGTGGTATTGAAACGAATCGAAAAAGTCACTTCAATAAGCTTAATGTGAATAGTTTACATTCAATACCACAACCCTTAACAAAAGCACAGTTTGACAAAGGTACCAATACAAATAACATGAATAATAAAATCAACATTGAAAAATATAATCCTTACAATTTAAAACTGAACAGAAACATATTGAAAATACGTACTACAAACAATCTTCCTAGTACAACTAATGTGGTAAAACAAATAAAACAAATAAATCAAATTAAAAAATAATTAATTTGATACAAATAATGCTTAATCGTATTTTAAAATTTATATTTATTATTATTTCTGTTTATTTAAATTTTGGTTCCGAAATATCCATTATGAAACATCACGATAAACTCGACGATTATGTTTCACCTTTGCCGTCTACATATATTGATTACAACACGCTTCCAGTAAATTTTAATTGGGGAAACGTGAACAACACAAATTATCTTACAAAAATGTTAAATCAACATATTCCTCGCTATTGTGGTAGTTGTTGGGCACACGCGGCTATATCAGCATTGTCTGATAGGATAAAAATTGTTTCACATAAGAAAGGACCGGATATTAATCTTGCCATTCAATACGTCTTAAATTGTGGTAAAGATATAGCCGGTTCATGTCACGGTGGTTCCCATACCGGAACATATCAATTCATAAAAATGTTTGGTTTCATACCATTTGATACTTGTCTTTCATACGAAGCTTGCTCATCAGATACGTGCTATCAGGACGACTTTACATGTAATCCAATAAACATTTGTCGTACATGTTATACATTTGGTGGATGTTCACAAATCGATTTCTTTCCAAATGTTTCAATTTCAGAATACGGAAGAGTTAAAGGTGAAAAAGACATGATGATCGAAATATATGCACGTGGACCAATCGCATGTGATATAGACGCTTCTGGATTGAATCATTATAGAAAAGGTATTATTTCTTACAAGAAAAATAGAACGTTTACACCCGATCATGTTGTATCCATTGTGGGATGGGGTTATTCAAAAACGGAAGACAAACATTATTGGATTATACGAAATTCATGGGGTGAGTACTGGGGTGAAATGGGATTCTTTCGTGTAGAACGCGGACATAATTTACTCGCATTGGAACAAAACTGTGCTTGGGTGTTACCTGATACCATTTCATATGAAAATATTCCATGTTACGAAAATGGTGAAAATTGTAAAGCTGAACATATTCAGATAATTTGATTTTTTATTATTTTAATAATATACATGCCGAAAACGAGTCCGAAAAAGAGTCCAATCCCAAAAAACCCAACGCTTCCAACAAGAAGAGCAATAATAAAAAAAGCGCTTCCAGTAAAAACAACAAATCGTCCAATACGTATCACCGTAAGTACGCACGGAGGGATGATTCGAAGATTTAAAAACGTAGGATTTTACATTCCACCAAACATGCGCGTTGCGGTGTACACCCCGCCGTATTGTTCACTTCTAGATGAGAATATTAATCTTACATTGAACAACGCCCACAAAATATACGAACCGGGTACCCGAATGCCCGAAATGAACCTCATGTTGATGCATACTAAGAACAACGAGGAGCGTTTTGCTGTTGCAGAACGCAAAGGGTTTTACCACTATATTACCGCAAATGGACAACCTTTACGTACCGAACACTTTTCGGAACTTAAACGTTATAAAACTTATGAATTTCATAAAAATCCTAACAAAATTGCTTATAGATATGTCACGACTAGTCAATTTTTAAGCATGCTCCTGAACCGTTATGGCGAAGAACGTAAGATAATTGTAAAAATAATCGCGTGTCGTTCGGACTCAAATAACGAGTTTCAAGTTAGTTACCTTCCAAAGAAAAAGGAAAAAAGATTAAATCGTAAATATTGGAACAATAACGAAAACTACGAAAATAATAACTGGGATCAGGTACAGCAAACCCGTCTTATAGAACGAATGAAACGCAGTGGCAACAGAGAAAACTTGTCGTTCGCAAACAATGTGGAAACTCAATTACAAAAATACGGAACAAGACGGAACATTATATTAAAATATTTACAAAAAAGATTTAAAAAAGAAGAGGATGTTGAAGAAGAGTATGAACTTTGGAAAAACGCTCTTGGTAAACGACGACCTAATTAACTAGTATTAATCATCTACCTCCATAAAGTGTCATGTGGGTCAAGTACATTTGTTTCTCGTATCCGTACAATTTTCGCATTGTTTGTACTTGTTTCCTGACAACATACTCGTCGTGCGTTTCGTCTGGACGTTGAGCTTCGCTAGATGCACCGCAACCCATTCTATAATAATATAAATGAAACTGGAATTAATTTATATTATTATTTCACGATGGCAAAGTTATGACAAACACGAAACCACTTGTCCCAAGATTTATTCCTTTTTTGGTGAATAGACTCCTCTGACGAAGATTTCGAAAAATATCCGCGGGGCTTATCAACTGAAACGATTGCCAAATTGGAAACAATTTTCATGTACTTTTCGTAATACATGTTATACTTTTAGGTATTCTGTTCTTTAAGTGAAAAAATTATCGTGTTTAAACATTTTCAACAAATTTTACCGCTAAAAACCGGTGGGCTGGTTGGATTCAACTATGTCGTCCACAATACTCAGTATCACCCTTTACCTTTGACGTACAGGGTTTCCCGTTCTTAAAAAAGCCTTTGCAGTACACAATTTGGACTATTTTATTGGCTCTTTCCAACTCCTTTTCAGCCTTTGTCTTTTTTACAGTCAGTCCATTCGCCAATTTGTATTCGTTTATCATTTCTTTGAACAGTTCTTCACTTGGATTCTCAATGAACAGCTCGAACAGACTTTCAACGGGTTTCATTAAGCTGTGCTCCAAATAATAGAGTCGGTCCAATTTAAGATTGTGTTCGATAACATAGGAAGGGTCTTCTGCCTTCAAGTATTGCAAGTCCTTTTCGTTTCCGGTATCCACAAACACATACGGCAATCGTGAGCCTGATTTGGGTCCTTCTCCTGGTTTTCGTTGGTTGATTTTATATGCCAGATACACGTGAGGGGGTGGAGTGACTGTTTTGGTCACATGCAGATTTGTTTTCTTATCAAGTGCATTTTGAGTAAATTCGTGCTGTGCTGTGAGCTCATTGAATCCCGCGTAGACCATGCTTCCGTTCAAATAAGACGACCGTGATCCGGATTCGTATGAAAAGGACTTCAACGATTTGCTCAATATCAGTTCACTAACTTCCACATCACCTCTAAGTAATCGTCTCGCCTCGTTCTGCACAAAGTTCATAGCTTCATAAAGCTGTCTGTCATACATTATCATGTTCAATATCTTTTTGCTTGCGTTGCGCACAAACGTGGTGTTGTCTCGCCGAACCAGCGTGATTCCTTTGGCGTCGATATAGTCCGGCTTTTCGGGATTGGTGTACATCAGTCCAGCGTATCGTTTTTTGCTGAAGAGTAGGTATGGATAATAACACTTTTCAAATTCCAGTTCAATGGGTTTTTTGAAGGTCTTGGAAATTCTATCAGCGGCTTCCTCGCCCATCTCAAACGATTCTTTGAGCTTCCCAGCCGAGTCGGGAGACTTTGTATCAAAAATGACCATTACTGAGTCAGTGTTGTGTACTATCAAGTTTCCAGGTCCTACATGAAAGTGATGGTTTTCTGTTTCCAAATCGTAGACATAATCTTTCGTCTTTCCCATATATTCAATCGCGGTTATTTCTTGTATTTGTAAGTCCTGCGGGTCCAATGAACAATGTACTCCGAATGGTTTGAGAAAAACATGATACCCAAGTTGTTGTGCTACAAAGACAAATTCAGCAACTCCTTGCTTGCTTTTGCTAAAATGGAATTCGATATTCGTATCATTCTTTATAACACCGCAAGCTTTGATGCATCCTTCAAAATATTTACGTAACACGTTTACTGGTGAATTCAACACAAAACTCGGAATCGTTTCTTCGTCCATAAACGATTCTCCCATCATTTTTGCCTCGGATAAATGTTCTGAGTTGAACGACTTAAGTATGTATTGGTTTATTTTCGGTTTTTTGTGCAAAAGTCTTGTGCCCACTATCGTGTCACTCGGTCGTACTTCAGACTCATTTTCCAGTAACAAACTGTGGTCCTCGGTAACATCGACAAAGCCTGTTTTTGTAGTCACTCTGAACATTCCTTTGGTTGTATAATGTCGCATAACACGTTTGATTTTTGTAAATCCGATGTCACTCCAGACATAAATATCATGATTCTCAATATTTGCATACTCTTTTGCAGTACCAAAGCCATTTTCAATGCGTTTTGAAATTTTGAATAACTCGTCGATTCTCTGGAAAAAAACACCATGATTAGTCTTCAAGAGTAGAGGTGTATCACCCTTCACTGAATCGCCGTATATCACCTCGCTCTTGGGGTACCATTTTTCGACCAGCGTTTTTGTTTGTTCGATCATGTTTCGTCCAATCGTTGTAACCGATGCCGAAATGGGCTGACAAGGAAGCATGAACGCCGCGCAAAAACCGTAAATACTGTTCATAGATACTTTGTACGCGAGCTGTTTTCCGTTGTATACCGATTCCATAAACTCGTCCTTGTTCTTTTTTGCAACAGCCATGTCCTTTTTCGCTTGTTTTCGAGACTTGGCGAGATTTTCTAAAATGAGGGGTAAAATTCCAACTTTGTTTTGAGCATATCTGTATCGATGATTGCTTTCGGTTCCGTTATTGTCCGTCGTTGTCCAGGATATCGTTTCGTACTCGATATTGGGAAGATTATCGTACGTCTTGTCCAATACAATCGTGTTGTAACACAAGTTGTGTGCTCGCATAATACTCGGATAAAGCGACGCAAAATCCAAACCAGTGACCACCTTGTCCATATACGCTCCTTTTTTTGCGTTCAAAACGGTGGCACCCACAAATGACTCGTTACTTTTTTCGTCCACATTCGCCTTGACCAGCATGTTCTCTTTTCTGGTTTCTCGAGTAATTTGAGAGAACACCTTGATTTGTTGACCCCTCTCAATCAGATAGTTCATGGGAACAAATGTGACTTTCGCCATTTCTATCAGATTCGGTAAATTCGCCAACTTTTGCATCAGTCTCAAAGGCAATTCTGTATCCTTCACACAATATTTTCCGATTGCCGCCATATCCTCAGGAGTGCCCCGTTTGAACCTATCAAACATCTCGGGAATGGGCATGTCCACCTTTTTGTCTCCCAAAAAGTGTTCGGATACCGCGTCCAAACTGTATTTGACTAGTTTGTGTTCTCTCTTGTACAGCTCCAACAAATCGATTTGCATTCTTCCAATGCTTTCCACCATCTCGTACGTGTTCTCGCCATATGCGGAACTCGCGAATTTTTTCGAATACAATTTAGAGGGCTGTGTCTTGAATCGGTTCAGAATCAATTTGTCTTCTATATTCAATTTGTTTGCTCTTTTGTATATGTATGACAAATCGAATTTCCAGATATTGTACCCAACAATAATGTCTGGGTCCTCCTCTTGAATCAAAGAGACCCAACCCAAAATAAGATCTCGCTCGCTTTTGCATTCGATGATATCCACATCCGATATCGAGTCGCATTTATTCAACGTGATCAGATTCCGCTTGAACGGTTCCTTTTCTCCGTATCGTTGGAAGGTGGTAGCGATTTGAATTACTGGACAATAATTTGAGACCGATTCAGGATCCGGAAAACTCCCATCTTCACTGTAAGTTTCAATATCGAACGAGGCGGTAATTACCGGCCCCGTTTCGTCATTGGGCAAGGGCTTTATATCTCGCCAAGAAGGCACGCTGATTTCATGCACACAACAGGTTTCACTATCGATATCATCTTCCATCGTACTTGTAAAATTTGAAACCGTGACCCAGCCGGTCGATTCTAACTTCTGAACATGAATGAAGCGCAAAATAGGATCAATATTTCCCTCATAAAGCTTATCGCGATACCCGGTTTTCTTCAAAGCATAGAATGCATTACTAAACGCTCGCTTACTTTTGAATTTGACTCGTATAAAATGAAAAAGTTGGTCGTTTGTAAAGCCGAAAAACTTTTTTCGACGCACCATGGATATCTCCAAAATCTGATTCTTGTCCTGTTTTAGGTAGTACGGAAAATTCGATTTTAACAATTCTTCTATTTTGAGATTATTCAATGTGCTCCAATGTTCAGGTACTTCAATGAAGAAGTACGGATTAAACTCCGTTTTGCAACAAACAGATTCCCCGGTCTTAGTTCGTCCAAACAGATGAATGTGGAATACCAAGCCATCGTCCGTTTTGATATCATTCGAATCCCACGAAATGACTTGAAACTCCATTAATTCTTTTAAACATATATACACCTTATCCTTTAAGTAAAAAATATATATACATTTAATATAATATGAGTACTGAAATTAACCGTATTTCATCTACAAGATTACGTGCAGAGTGTAAACATCTTTGCATCGATTATGTCGGTAAAACAAGATCCGATATGATTATCGATTTAAAAAACGCAGGACTGTTCGACGTAGATACCAGATGGCCGGCAAAACCTCCAAGAATAGACACATCAGATCGGTCCGATGATTTGTCTAATTTGTTTCTAGGAAACGGTGCGGGAAAATACGAAACAGGTGCGAATAAGCTTTACATTGCAAACAGTGACACACACAGACCGTTAATTGGTGGCGATTTCAAGAAGAAAGTGGTGAATATCAACGACGTGTTAAACATAACCGAATCCGAATCAGAAATTAACGCAAGTACACATGGCGAACCAGGTGATATAAGACGATTTGGATCGTGCATATATATGTATCGTGTTGGAGAAGACATACACTCAGGATGGTATCCATTGGTGTTTGGGTCGATGGTGCTATACTAATTTTTTCTGTAATAACATATATAATTATAATGAAATGTACCAAACAAACGACAAATAAATATAAAAATCGCCCTAGCCCAGCCTACCCCGCGGTTCCATGTGCAGGCAGGACCATGAAAGGAAAGAACGGTAACATGTACGTGAGCAAAAAAGTAGGAAAGACGTACCGTTGGGTAAAAAAAGTAACCATAAAGAAGACAACACTCAAAACAACAAAGAAGACAACACCCAAAGCAACACCCAAAGCAAAAATGAATGTTTCAATGACAAAATTATACGAAGCTTTTAAAAAAGAAAAGAAACTGTCCCCAGTCAAACAAATGATTCTTTTAGATAAACGTCTCAAACAAAAAAAATATCCGTATCATCCATTGAGAAAAATGGGACTAAACAATACATTTAGATAGACTACGCTTCTTCAACGGTATACTTCTGTCTTTCCTCCGGAGATGTCTTTTTCCAGAGTTCCGACACTTTGGTCATTCTTTCATTGTTTTTCATGTCAGGAAACTCTTTCGCAATTTCAGGAAGATGAGTCTTTACAAAGCGGTTGTACGCTGAAAGCTTGCGGGGTTTGTCGTCACTAGACTTTGTTTTCTTGTCCAACTTCTGAAGCTTTTCTTCGATATCTTCAAGGACTTTATCAATAACTGCGCGTTCAATATAATCATCACATTTCGCATTCGCGACTGCGATGATTTCTTCCAAACATTCCTTCTTGGTGTTGAGAGAGAATCGAGTGACTTCCTTGTTAAACATCTTGTCTGCCATTGTTAATACTTTATGGTATGTAGGTCTTTAAGTGAAAATTTTATTATTTTGATACACGATTTTTTATTGGAATAGGAATATATGAAAAAAATCTCGACCGAAACAAAACAGTATTTACGTAATAAAGAAAGTTATAACGCCATAAGTAAGTTATTTGACCGAAATGACAGAATTATGGCAATATTTAATAAACTGATGCGCGATTTTAAAATCGATTCACGTCGGTATGATAGATTTTTAATTGATGAATATCTTTCGGATAATTACATCATCCCAATTGTTGACCAAGATTTGAAGCTTGTTACAAAAACGTATACCAAAGACCTTTTGCAAAAAATTCCAAATGGAACCATCATGTACACGGTGGTCGGAGAAAGTTTTGTAAAAAGCTCAATTGATTATCGGATAAAAGGTGTCTATCGAAGGGTTCACTCAAAAGGCTCGGGTAGCACCATAAAGAAAATACCATTTGTTACAGACACTATCATCACATCCGTGTTTGGTTCGAATGTTAGTGGCAAGAGGAAACAGATAATACGAATCACAATGACCATATTGCTTGATATATTGAGTACGTTAACAAATACATTGTCAAACTCACTGGTCCCCATTAAACACATAGGTGACAATACTTTGAGGTTGAAACGAAAAGGCATGAAACGAGTCACATTGAGTGATTACATTAAACACATGAAACGCAACCCAAGGCGCACGTTTGTGAAGGGAAACAATAACAAATCAATATTCATGAATTTCAATCGAAATCGTCGATCGATACAATTCAACGCGAATAAGTTCAAGCAACTTTACAAAACCCACATGAACATGTTTGAAAGCGCAGCTGCTGGCTTTAGCCTGCGGCACCGCAAAAAATAAACCTGAACAACTTATTCCAATTTTCCTATAAATTTTATATCATCTTTATATTTTTCTAAAGTGTCATATGGATGCAAACTCTCAAATTCTTTGGTTGCATCTGTTCCAGCAACTTTTAGTAAAACGTTTACACCACCTGGGTTTCTTAGGTGCGCATGTGATTTATTTTATTATGCGATTTTAATATAACAATAAATAGAAATAAAATCTACATATAAAATATAGTACTCGATACAATGCCGGATACATACGGTTCTGACGAAGAAGATGTTCACGATAAATCATCGGCACATAAAATGTGTTCGCATATTTGGGATTGCTGTTATTATTTTTGTTGTTACTGTTGTATCATTCATGATAAACACAATCGTCGTTATTATGATTGATTCATAAATGATACCATAAAGTTGCATAACTCTGTTACACCTTCGATACTCATTGCGTTGTACAAGGATGCCCTACAATGTCCTACGGTATGATGACCGTTTAGTCCAATCAACTTTTTCTGCTTCGCTTGTTCTATAAAGTCTTTTTCTAACTGTTCAGTTTTCAATTGAAACGGTACATTCATTCGACTACGATACTGTGTGTTTACTTTATTTTCATAAAAACCGTTTGAGTTATCAATGGTGTTGTACAAGAGTCTTGCTTTTTCACGATTTATGGCTTCGATTTCCTGTAAACCACCCATAGAGAATAGTTTGTTAAAAGTCAAGTTCGCTACGTATATAGGAAAAATCGGTGGTGTATTCAACATGGAATCATGACGACACAACTCGGATAAATTCATCATTGTGGGTATATCTCGGTTACCGGTAAACATATCATTTCTTATTATAACCAATACCATTCCAACAGGACCAATGTTTTTATGGCTTCCTGCATATATCATGGCAAACTTTGTGATGTCTATTGGTTTTGATAACAAATTGGATGACATGTCGCATATAAGAGGTTTATCACCCACATCAGGTACATAATCGAATTCGTAGCCTTGAATGGTTTCGTTGTCACAATAGTGAACGTATTTGGCTTGTGAGGAAATAAACAGGTCGCTTTGTTTGGGTGTTGTGTAATTTTCTGAAGTAAACCTGTTGCAAATATTCACGTTACAAAATTTAGACGCTTCAGTCGCAGCATAGTGACTCCAGTATCCGTTCACAATATAATCCACAGTGTCATCTTTACTTGTGAAGTTTAGTGGTATCGTAGAAAACATTTGTGTTGCACCGCCTTGTAAAAACAATATTTCATAATTACTGGGCACATTAAGGAGTCCCCTTAATGCACACTTCGTGTTCATCAACAACCAACGAAAGTCTTCGGACCTGTGATTCAATTCTAAAATACTCATTCCACGATTGTTCCAGTTGAACAGTTCTATTTGGATGTAAGTCAACACGTCACGAAACAAAACTCCAGGACCGGGAGAAAAGTTGTACATCATATTTTTTCAAGTGAGCAAAGTGTTTAAATGGATTCATTTTTCATTATAAATATTAAACAGTTTCAATATCTCCTCCTTATTCAATACCAAGTCCTTATGAACAACCCCATCGTTAACAATACGATCGTCATTTAAGATGTCAGAAATAATTACTTTTTTACGTTCCTGAAGCTTGATTATATTTTCTTCAACAAATGGAATGGTCTTATTGCCACTTGAGATACAAAACTTCGTGACGTACACATTCTTCGTTTGTCCTGTTCTGAACGCTCTTCCGATAGCTTGGTATTCCACGGCAGGATTCCAATTGGGGGACATGATGTACACATGATTTGCTTGTTGTAAATTGATACCTTGACCGCCCGTATTGATTTGAATAAAGAACAACTTGCAGTCAGGATTGGTGTTGAATTCATACAATGCTCGGTCACGTTCCTTTATGTTCATGGTACCGTCCAATCGTACCGACAAGTAACCCTGATTTTCCATATATTTTTTGTATATGCCAATCTCTTGCACAAACTGACAAAAGATAAGCGTCTTGTCTTCCGATGCTTGCAATTGAAGACATTTCTTCAACTCGGTCATTTTGGTGACACAATCCAGATTCCATTTTCCAAAATTACTTTTCTTTTTTTTCGTCATACCATCTAAGTATATCTGGGGATGCACGCACAGTTGACGCACACGAAGCAGATGTTCGAGTAAATCGCTGATGTTCCTTGTTTTTTGATCCAACAACTTCTCTCGCTCCTCGTGATACACTTTCAGGAAAAGCTTCAATTCATCTTCGTTCACAAACGGAATGTACTTGACTTCGATGTGGCACTCTTTCATATTGAAATCAAATTTTGACGAACACATGTTCTTAATGTCATCTTTTGTACGCCGCAACACACAATTCATCGACACAACATTTTTGTGACCTTGACTCAAATATTGAGACACCCCGACCCAGTTCATGATGTTGACAAAATCAGACATGCGATTCATGACAGGCGTTGCAGTAACACCCCATTTGATGTCTGATTTGATCAACATACAAGACTCATAAAATTTGGATTTTTTGTTTCGAAGAGAATGGGCCTCATCAATAATGACTCGGTCCCAACATATATCATGTATACCACTTTTACCGACATTAACGTTTTTGTGGTTGATGATACTCTGTGAAATCAAATAAATACCATCAGGTGAAAGGTCGATAGTTTGTTTCGTCGAATCGATGACAAACAAGACCGGTTCTTTTACAAACTTTAAAATCTGTTCTTTCCATTGTGACACGATACTCTTGGGAACGATAATCAAGGTTTTGTTTTTTGGATTCGCGACGATTACAGATAGCACTTGAATTGTTTTTCCAAGTCCGACTTCATCCGCCAAAATGCCACCGTTTGGAATTCGTTCGTCATCAATAAAGATGTTTTCAGTCTCACGCTTAAGCATCCACAAACAACCTTCAGGTTGATAAGGTTGAATCAGAGTACAATTCAACGCGGCATGAACAGTGTTTAAGTAATCACTCATTGTTACAGCTCATTAGTTATCAGAACATAACCCTGTTCTTTAAGTGAAAATTATTTAAGGCTTCAGCAGTTTAATGAATAGTTATATTTTATTGTAAATAATTATAATTTATGCGAGCACCCGTTTTGCGTGAAGGAACTAAAAATAAGTATTGATTTCTAAATATAAAGTATATTAAAGAAATGCATTGTATACACTATTGAGCGGTTAGGCTTTATCCACTCGTTAAACAAAACAAAAAGCTTTATTACTCGAAGCCGCCCTCCGGCGGCGCCCCGCGAAGCGGAGGCTAACCAAGAGCAAAATTACTAGTTACTAGTACTAGAGATTCTCTTGATATATTATTGGATTAATCATTAATGTTTATCACTCGAAGCC